GTCAACTGCAAGCGTATATTTCAAGATCGTTCGCTGAAGCGTGTAGGCGTCGACGCCATCAACCGCGATATCAATATAGATCTCTATCCGGCCCCGGATATGTGAGTCATCGTCCGACTGCTCCAGCTGCTCATTGCTGGTCGACACGAACAGAGCGGGGAAGTTGAGCACGATGGGCGTCGGCGTCCGGCAGTCCGTAAAATCGCGCAGTGTTGCGTCAATTTCCGCAAGAGCTGTGGCTGTCGACGCTTCGAGAAATGCTTGGATGTTGTCCAGTATGCGAAGGCCGAACTCTGCTTGATATCTTGTCGTTGTGTATGCCATTACTCAGCCCCCGGTGTCAGCCTAGCGCGTGATTGTGTCTGGAAGCCTGCATCTCTGGCCCCACGCTCCGCAAAGCGATAGAGCCGGGAGACAATGCGGTCTATGTCGCGCTGCGTAGGCTGCAGAATTGGCCGTGCCGCCATTCTCGAGGTGCCGCGCTGGTGAAACCTCGCATAAGGCACTGCCGATCCAATGGTGAGCGATTCTGGCAAAGCATCATAGATCTGATCGCCGCCCTTCTGACCGGCCAGCGAGAAAGACCGTCGGAGCCGCTCAGTCCGGACAAGGATCGGCTTGCCGGGATACCGCTTCGCCTTCCACTTGCCATATCGCTCTGATAATGGCTGCCACGCTGCTCCGCCTCTGGCTCCCTGCGCGTCGAACTCCTCGAGGGTCGCCCGGAGAAAGTACATATGAATCTCTGGCCACGCCTCGCGGAAATCGCGCACAGTCTCATTGAGCGACTGAAACGCCCGTCGTGACTGCTCCACGCCATCAATGGTTATGGCAAAATTCATGCGAACATTGCCCTCCCCGCCTTGTAGCCATCCGCGATCATCTGCGCCCTCGGTGGGAGCGGCTGGTTGATCACGGCAATCCCATCGATAGCCACGGCCCGCGCAAAGCCCTGATCCTTGGACCGCCAGATATTGGCCACCGTCTCGAGGACAGCCTCTTGCACTTCTTCGGGCGTCTTGTCCCAGCCCCACTTGGCCGTCACGCCAACTCTGATGCCAGCAGGCCAGCCCACGTAATCCACCTGGTTGGAGAACTCCGCGAAGAAGTAATCGCGTCGCTCGTTGAGGGCCGCAAAGCTGCTGTAATCGTCGCCGTATCGCCGCGACAAAAAGAACTCGCCCGGCGTGTTCTGCTGGCTTGGCTTGTACGGATTGACCTCTACCCAGTTGAGGACGGCAAATCCGGTGGGCATCGTAACGATAGGCGCGGGACTTGGCAAATACGGGTCAATCTTGAGGTAATCCGTACCCGTGCCCCAGTAGTAGCGAATGCTGGCCGTCTGTCCGCTCGACCCTTGGGCAAAGTACCCATCCGGCAGGCTACACGCCGCATCGAAGATCCGCGCCGCCCTGGTCGTGATGCGGATCAACAAATCCTCGTCGGCATCTTGCGACTGGTACACATACGCTCTGACCTGATCGAGTGTCACATAATCACTTGCGGCCATGTCGTCCTTTCGTCACTGCCGGGGTCGGCGGGTATGCCACTCGCTTGTTCCAGCGACCAGCGAAACCGGCCTCCTCGCCTTCGTACAACTCAGCAATGCCGCGCTCGATGAGCAGCTGGGCCACGCCTGGCGGTGGGTTGATCACGTCGCCAGGATTGGCAAGGCCCCACGGTTTCAAGAGCTTAATCTTCATCGATCCTACACTCCTTCGGCTTGCCGTTCTCCGCCCAATCGTTCAGATACTGGTGCTTGATCTGCCAGTCGTTGGTTGGCCAGGTAGACACCACCTGCAGATGGCCCAGCTTGATGTGGTTGGCCTGGTAGATTGTTTTGTTATGCTCTCTCCACTTCTTCCAGAAGTAGATGTCTGCGTCGATCTTGTCATCATCCCAGTCACCCGATGGCCCAGGTTGCGACCATAGCCAAGGTTTAGGGATCTCCTGCAATGCACGCAACTTGATCAGCGTCATTCCAAAGTGGCCAGTTTCAATAGGCGTCAAGTCTGGCTCAAACTCGTCAAGCGTGGCCGATCGTTTGAGCTGCCCGAAGGCATCCTTCATTGTGAACAAGAACTGCTCATTGTTGCGCCGCACTTGGACTGGAACGATAGCGTCCGCATCGGGATACTGCGCCGCCAAGGTCAGCAGCTCGCGCACGTCGTCACCGGTGAACAAAGTGTCATAGTCAAGAGCAATGGCCCATTCGATGTTCTGCTCGATCAACACGTTGAGCGATCGTTGAATGCCTTGTTCCCAGAACGCGCCGCCAAATTTATAGAGCGGGATGTTGAACTCGTGTGATCTGAGAGCCTGCCAAGCGCAACCCCAGTGATCATTCCAACCCAGCCGAGGAACGCTCATTACCGCCGCTACACGCGCTTTGACCTCGATCCGCCCATCGAGCTGTTGCATATTCGATGGCTTCACGCCTTGCAGATTCAGCGAGATCGGCAAGGCCGCGCAATCCTGAATCTCTGAGTCCCACGTCGTCACGTCTGTTAGGCCAACATAGCGCAGCATATCGCGCAGCTTGGCCTCGGTATAGACGCTCTTGTGGTAATCGCTATCATCTGTCTGGCCGCCCATCAACCAGCCTTCGACCGGTGCCGATGGGTCACTCACTCGCGCTACAATCTTCTGCAGATCCGGAACGGCAATCCGCAGACGTCCGCCAGGTTTAAGCACGCGCACCCATTCTTTAAGCACGTCGACCGCTTCGCGATGACCAAAATGCTCGAGGATATGGGACGCCCTGACCTCATCCACTGATGCGTCAGCATAGGCAGGAAGCGGGAAAACCTCCTGCCCAGTCTGACGGTCGAGAGTCGTGAAACCCGGAATCTTTTGCAAGCCTCCACCCAGGTTCAACTTCATTGACTAGACCTCCTTGACCACGTTTGATCCGTAGCCAGACGTTGACGCCGGATCATTGTCTGATCGGTCAAAAAACGCAATCGCGCTCACTGGTAGATTGCTATTCGTTGAAGCCGTGCCCGGGGTGACCGCAAGTCGCAGATACCGGTAGCAGGCACCAGCATAACCGTTGATTTGAGTTTCTTTTGATTATTCAATGGATCACCTCCCTTAGGCCGCAGCCGTGATGAGTCCGACGATGGGGCCGGCAGCAGTTGTATTGCCGACGTCGTGGACGTTGATGTCAAATCGCTCCGTGCCACGAATGGCCAGCTGATCCTCAGCGAACTTGTACTCACTCGAGAGAGCCAGCGAGAGCAATCGGCGATCACCGAACGTGGAGCCGAGGCGGAAGTTGCCAAGCAGCGCACAGATCTGGCTATTGGCCTCCGTGGTGGGCATCACCTGGCTGAGGACAACCGGATAGCCAAGGAACCGCGGCACACCACCATTGGCAATGTCGACCACCGTGTTACCGCCAGCCGCCGTCTGCAGCTTGTGGGCGACGGTATCGAAGAAGGTCGCGCTCATGATCCACACGGCACCATTACGAGCGTAGAGCGGCAGCTTGCCAAGGACGCCGTGGAAGTCGCCCAGGACGATCTCCGAGTAAGCATTGCCCGTGGCCACCTGCAGCCCCTTGATGTTGGCAATAGTCGAGTCCACAGCACGCAGCTTCGAGCGGACGCCAGTAATTCCGCCAAAGGTGCTGGTTCCGTCACCGTTGAAGTAGCACTCGTCTTCCTTCTGCGAAAACGCATAAGCAATTTCACCGGCGAGGTCGTCACCGATGCTGATCATCGCGTCCTCGTTCAGCTCACTTGACCAGAGGGTCAGCGCGGCCAGCTTCTTGGCAACCAGGTTGATCTGATCCCAAGTCTTGTCGCTGTTGGTGATCGTGGCAGCCTCACCGACGAAGTAAGCCGTCAGACCACCCACACGGCGGGGAATGGTCAGCGTATCGGACGACATCGGGACAACCCGCGCCACCTGACGGGCCACGCCGTAGGTCTCGCGAAGGTCGATGATGTCGGTGCTGAACTCCGGTGGGACAAGGTATCCGCCGAGGTAGTTGGTGCCCTCCGACAGAGCCTTGGTCTGGATGCCGTTCTGATCGCACCACTGCTTGCTGGCAGGGTCGCCGACGACGGCTCCCTTGAACCACTTCCCGAACCTATAAGCACGCTCATCAGCATTGCGACCGGCAACCGTGCCCTTGAAGTTCTTCACGCGACTCACGCGAGAAAACTCGATGGCAGGCGCGGGGATCGTGTTGTCCGCCTTGGTCGAAGGCGTGCCACTGTGGCTATACGTGATCGCGTTTGACTTCATTGCCTCGATCTCTTCGAGCTGTTTGACCTCGGTCTGCAGCGTGGCGATCTGCTCGTTTCGGCTCTTGATCTCCGTGAGCTTGTCAGCGGGGATCACGGTCACATCCGGATGGGCATCGAAGGCGGCTTTCTGCGCCGTCTTCAGGCCATCCAGCTCAATCAGCTTTTCCTGAAGTTTCGTCATATCTCTCCTAAATAGTTGACTGCAGTTTGAGAAATTCATAGAACAAGGACTTGGCTTCGTCCTCTGGCTTTGGCTTGCCATCTGGCCCACATCCCATCTCGTCAGCCATCTTGCGCAGCCTGCCACACGCCTTCTCGAGATCGTCGGCCATTGCCGCGCACATCTCGCCATGCGTAGGATTTGCCTTGCGTCCCTGCGACTTGCGAAGGTCAGAGATCTCTCTGATTCGCGTCTCCAATCCCTCAACCGCAGTCAGCACGGCTTGGGAATGATCGTCAAATGACAAGCCAGTAAGCGACTTGGCATCTGTGATAATTGCTTTGTCGTTCGCCGGTACAGTCACCGGCGAGTACTCGTACAGTTTGAGCTTCTTTAGCAAATACACCTTGTCGAGGCCCATCTCGTCATAGTCGGCCATGGCCTTCATCTGCTTCTCGAGGGGCACACCATACCCGGCCATTGCCGTGGTCATTCCCGCTTTGTCTGTGACCTCCCACTCTTGCACGTGATAGCCAATGGATAGCCGCTTGACGACGCCATCACGAATCAGCGTCATGGCATCTAGTCCCTTTTGAGTGCGGCTGATCCTTGAGCGCGTCATCAGTCCATAGCCGTCCTCTTTGGCCTCGAGCGGTACGCCGATTGGCATTCCCCAATCATGCTGCCAGCAGACCACGCCATCACTCAAGAATCGCGGCAGATCACCAGTAAACGCGCCAGGCATAATCATGTCACCTGACTTGTCGATGTTGAGGATGGCCGCGGCATAGCCGGTAAACTCGCCCGCATACTGGCCATTGTCCATCATCTCTGCCGCTTTCACTTCAAAGCTCAGCGTCTTGTGTTGTATTTGCTCAAACCGCTTTTCCATTATTCGCCCTCATCCAATTTGTCCATTCGCTTCACTTTCGCCTTGGCCCAGGTATAGCCCGGATCTCCACCCCACAATGCCCACGCAATGCGCCCCGCTGACGGGAAGCCATCCTCACCAGGGCTGAATCCCTGCCCTTGCTTGTCGACCTCATGACGCGAGAAGAAGCTATACATCCTGCGCACGGTACGCGGGGAAAGCTCTTTGCCGTTGACGATGTCTCTGGCCCGTGCGACGCCCACCGCAGTTCCGCCACGGTTGTATTCTTTGCGCCAAGCAAGGCCACGTTCAGCTTCCGCCTTCATGCTTGCCGTGGGTTTCAGATCGATCTCCACGCCACGATAGAGAGCCTTGAACTCAGTCGCTACTACCGGAATATGCACGCATCGACATTGCGCCCCGCCAGCACAATCAGGATTGGGGACGGGTGGGATCTCACCCAGCTGGCCGCCAATGCCGTCAGCATCGCCGCACGGCTGGCAGGTGTTGTTATCCAGCACGGCAGAGTAGACCAGATACTCAATGCTATCGGCTTTCTCCTCAATCTCCGCATCACGGCCTTGCGATAGTGCCCAGTTCGTGGCCTCGCTTGCGGATCGCGTGATATACGCCGTTGATCCCGTGGCCATTGTTTCGCGCACGGTCGAGGCGACAGGCTGATTGAGCAGAGCGGCAGAGATCGCCGCGCCGGTGCCTCGAGCCTGAACATCGTTGGCGATCCTTGAGACAATCGCCCCCGCCATCGTTCGAAAGATGCTCTGATCAGGGCGTGCTGACTGGTCACCAATGTCAGTCACACCCTGATTCCGGATCTCCTCAATTATCAATGACGCTCCACGGAGGAACAGAGCGGAGAGGAGTCCGAAGACCAAAGTCCTGTCACGGTCAGACGGGGATACCGTCGCCGCGTAATACTCTGCGGGGTCGAGACTGTCGAGCGTGTCGATGATCTCGTCCAGGTACTTGCCCCTGAGAGCCAGCAACGCGCCCTCCATCGATACCTTGCCCTGCTGGTATGCATCGTCAAGCTGCTTGAGCATCCTGGCTTCAAGCTCGGTCGGCTGGCGTCGAAGCGTAATGCCGTTCCAGTCGACGCCCTTCAATGAGATGTGAGGATGCATGGCCTTTGCAGGGTTGCCCCCGGCATCCTCACTCACCGGTCCAGGCGGTAGCGTGCCTTGCGGTGAAACTGGCGGCTCTGGCGTCGTCAGAGCCATGTCTGGGGTGATCGGCTTGAGGTTCGCGGGCATCACGTAATAATCGCCAGCGTCAACGGGATCATAGCCAAACTGCTCACGGCATTCGTTGAGGGTCGTCACGCCGCTAGTAAACGCCGCGATTGCCCGCGCTTCTTTCTCGCCCTGATTCTCCTGAAGTGCGCGGATCTCTGATGTGTCAAACTCGCACTCTATGCCTTCAATGCTGCGCTCAAAGTCGACAAGCAACTGCCGTGTAATGGTGCGCTGGAAGGTCTCCCACGTGGGAATCAAGCACTCTTCGAACGCGCTCTTCTTCAGGTTGGCCAGGTTGTTGTAGGTGCTGCTGTCCAACCCAGCTGACAGCCCCGCCACGATCGCGGGGATACCCAGTGCGCCAGATATGCGCGACTCCGCAAGGTTGGTGATCGAGGCAAAATCCATCTGCTTCGGATCGTACCCCATCGGCTGAATGCTGGCCTGAAAGTCCAAGATAAGCGGCTCACCGCGATTGTCGCCACCGAACTTTCTTTTCCAAGTCTGCTTGATCTGCTCCGCCTTCTCGAAGGTCATCCCGATGGATTCGGTAGGACTCACCACGACGCCAGGAATTGCCATATTGCGGCAGAGAGCAGCCACCCACAGTGACACCTCAGTGTCCGTAAAAACTTGCAGTAGAGCGGCTTTGAGCGGGGCCAGGCCATAGCGAGGATTCGCGGGGTTCAGCCCATTGCGGAAATGAACGACGTTCTCGATGGGAATCTTTTCGATCGTGCCATTGATGCGCCGCTCGTAATAGTCGATGAACGCGCTACCATTGTCCGGCCAGTGTGGCTTGATTGACCAGTGCGGTTCGTACCAGATGGCCGTCGGGATGCCAAAGCCTCGAGCATTGCGTTCCTTGATCCAGTATGCGTTGCCGTCAAGGTGGTAGCTGAGAAGGGTAGCCGCCCATAACGACTGCGTGTCATATCCCACGTTGGGATTTTCAAGCAGCCGCTCCAAGGGATGACCGTTAATCGTCTCGTCGCCCTCCGGCCCCTCGCGATATACCTCAAACTCAGCCTGGATGAAATTGCGCTGAATCCAGGCCAGCGTGTTGATAACCGCCGAGTTTGCGATGGGGTCAGTGTTCTCGTATGGGAATGTCCTCGGTGCCATACTGAGGAACGAGCCGCCCCTATGCGTCATATTCGACGGGTAACGAAAGGCGGTGGATGCGGCTTTGATGCGGTCAAATAGTCCCATACAAGTTTACCCTTACACAGATCACAGAAAAAACTTTTGTGATGCGCTCAATACGCCGTCCCCAAGTTGCCCCGCTGAGCGCATTCCCACGCGATGGCTCGAGCAATTACCGTGTCATCGTGGCCGCCATCCGGCGCAGAGTAGCTTACGCGGCCCGTTGTGCTATTGATGCGCGACTCGTATGACAGCAGCTCGACGCGCCCCACTGGGTCCGGCAGGAAATGACACTCTTCCCGCTCGAGGGCCAGAGCAAGCGATTGGATCAACGGTGGCTTGGTCGATCCCGTCGTCTCGAAGCCTCGGACGCTCATCCCTTCGCGCTGGAGAGCCTCGAGGTTTGGCGATCCAATGCTGTTTGTTTCCACCATCACGCTCTGGACGCCCCACCGCTCGACGATGGCCTTTAACCTTGCACGCTGGAAAGCCCACTCGATCTTGTTAAACCGGTCAAGCTCGACTTCCTGCCGACACGTTGCACAGATTACTGAGATCACCGTGAAGTCGTGCTTCTGGCCCCAGTCGACGCCAGCAAAAAGCCGGTGGCCCTGATGTTGGCCGCTATCCGCACGAAGGCAAGCATCGATGTTCCTGAATACCGCGCCGGAGTTTTGCA